AGAGAACCCTGGCCTTTCGACCAGGGTTCAATTTGTTTAGCTGTTTTACCGCAGTAAATTACAGATAAGTTGCAGCTGAGCCAGGGATAAAGGATTGTCCGAGGCCTGTGCAAATCAAGAGATGGTAGTACAACGAGGCACCAAAGATATGGTCGACTACACCGTATCTGGTCAAGAGACCGACACGAGGAGCGAAATCATTGGGTCCGATTGTACGCTGAACCATAACTGGGATGTATGGGCAGTAGAGGATACCACTGTCATAGTACTCAGTTCCCTTGTAACCTAAGAGAGCGTAATCTACAGGATTGGAACGCTGTGTAGCATAACCACCACTAGCGAGGTTAGTATCATAACCGCGGTTCTCCATTTGAGCTTCCGTGCGTGTATCACGGTAGATCTGGAAGCGGCCACCTACTGAACCAACCTTGGCGATACCAACAGGAGCTGTGTTAACATTTCCTGTTACAGGTTGCCATGTGAAGTTAGGCAGGGTTTCAAGGATAGCGCAAATACGAGGAGTTGCGATGATGAAGTTAGCAGCACCACGACGGTTACGGATAGCAACGCGGTTAGCTTCAACAACAACTCTGTTGTAGAAGTCACGAGCGCGCTCGCCGCTCCAACGAGCGTCAGCTGAAGCAGCTGACCATGTGGAGTAACCCTTGCCAGGTCCAGCGTTGAGGCAGACTTGAATCATACGAGCAATCATTTCACGGTCGATTTCAGCCTGAATTTCATAGCTCATGGCGTTTGTCAATTCAGAATCGATATCGATACCGTTCATGTTCTTGAGATCTTGCTCGAGTTCAACTGACCACTTGGCTGCGAGCCTACGGGTAAGAGCCTCAACTGCAGTCTTCTCGAAAGAAACTGTTACTTGAGGAATCTTGCTGCTGAGTTCGAATTGGCTTATGAGAGCGCCGACACCATTGTCTTCAGGAATATGATCCCAGACGTCAGCTTTACCACTAAGAGCAGCACTGGAAGCACCAGTGAATGCTGTATTGAGGTAATTGTAACCGAGTTCCTTACCAGCCGAACGTGCTGTCGGACCTCCTAGGGATGCAGAATTTAAGCTGCCATCACCGGCTCCTCCATTATAACCAAGAGCAGTATCTTCGTACTTGTAACGCATTGCGAAAGCAAGTCCGACAGGTCCTGTCATTGGTTGAACGCCAACGATTTCGTTAGTGATCAATTCAGGGAAGGTACGACGAATCATGGGAATCAATACCTTAGGCAAGCGAGCATCCTTAGGAGCGTAATTGTCACCAGAATATGCTGTAGCTGTACCAAAAGGATCGGTTCCGGCTCCGCCTCCGCCGAAAACTCCGCCGCCAGCGGCAGAGTTACCAGCTTCGTTCAAACACCACTTTTCTTGGTTCTCAAGAAGAATGGCTGTGTTCAAACGTGTATAATCGTTTGAAATCTCAGCAACTTTGCTGGATTTGAAGTCAAGAATTGGACTCCATTTCTCAACAAGACGCTGAGCGTAATCTTTGTTAATGTGCATTATGTTTGTGGACATAGTTAATTTTTATCTTTCTAATTTTTGTTTAAGTGTTAATATGAGAATTAGTAGTTAGTGAATTTGCTTCCGCTAACTCTTAATAACTCGTTCAGATAGCCGCTAACGCCATCACTCGTGGACGTGCGCTCAATCTCATTGTCAAAAGTTTGTTGCTCTTCGATAATCCGAGGACGATCTACTTGAGCAACTTTTTTAAAGTTACTTTGTACTTCTTCCTTAGCAACCTCAACCTCCTGTTGTGTGTCCTTTTCGAACATGTCTACAACGTAAGAGAAGTTTTCTTCGATGTATTCAGGAGATTTGTTTTTAAGAAGCTTGTTGACAAAAGCCTTTTTAGCCTTTGGCATGTCAGCTGTCTTTTTCTCAAGGAGTATATAAGCTTGAGCTTTGCTAGCTCTGCTCGACAACTCTACATTTTCCTTAAGAACTGAATTGAGTTCAGATCTCAAAGAGTCGATGGTCTTTTTACCATCAACAAGAGCCTCCTTGACCTCGTTGCTAATAAACTCTTCGCTGATACCGACAATTTGACGGATCTGCTGGAGTTGCTGAGCAGCGCGGATATTGTTTACTGCTTCGGAAATTTGTTCTGTTGGTACTGTCTTCTGGAGATACAGATCAATATAATTTGAGATCTCCTCAACTAGTCTATTTTGATATGTTACAGCTTCTGACTTCAATGTGTTCTCATACTTTTCAACGACTTGTTGAAGCATGGCTGTGTGCTTTTTGTCAATACTCTTTACGAGTTTTTGGAGTTTGATTGCATGATCTGTATCAATAGCCTCAACAAGCTTTTGAAGTTTAGCTGTATGGTCAGCATCAATCTTTTCAACCACTTGCTTGAGCTTGCTTGTGCAATACTCGTCAAGTTTGTTTGTGGCGTTTTCAACTTCAAGTTGAACTCTTTGTTCAGTTCTTTCGTCAACTGCTTGTTCGAAAGCTTGTTGGAGTTCTGTTTCGTTGAGTTTGATACGTTCAACAACTTTGTTGTTAACAGCTTGATTGAAAGCTTCTTCGTTTTGTTCAGCCAATTGTGTGGCCTTTTCGTCAACTGCTTTCTCAAAGGCCTCTTCGATTGCTGTCAGAGTGTCTTCGGTAATCAGATCCTTGAATTGCTCGCTAAGAATATTTTTTACGCTCATGATATATTTTTATTTATCTATTTGTGTTATTTTTTTCAGCAATGGCCTGCTGTACCAGTGCTTTGATTTTGTCTTCTACTATTTTTTCCAAAGATATATTAGCAGTTTTATATTCTTTGTTCGCAAGGTTTGCGATAAACTCTTTGATGTTTTTTCTTGAATCCATAATTTTGTTTTATACGTTTTTTAATGCATTAAAGAACTTGGTTAATTGTTCTTTGATGAAAG